CTCCTGTATCCGGGTTACGCGGCGTCTGCGTGGTGTCCACGCGGTCCCGTCCGGCGCTTTCTGTGACCGGATACGCGCCTGCTGGGCGCGGCGTAAATCCTGTGCCAGCTTTCTGGCGATGTTATTGATGGCCTGCTGATTCAGGCTGTCGCGGATAGCCTCAAAGGTTTCATCCACGCGGGTGAATGCCTTATCCATCGCTTTCACCCCACGTCACATCCTGGAATACATGCGACCAGTCGCCTTCGGAAGATGGCAGACGGGGTTTTGGCTCCTGCAGGTGTTCTGCCTGCGGTGCCCCCTGACTGCTGCGCGTGATGCGAACGCGTTCCCGCAGAGGGAGCGTAAACAGGAGATCGGCGCTGTCATCGTCATTGATAACGGCGGAGAATTTGATGTCCTGATTACGCTCCGGATTAAGCAACAATTGCGGCTGATTTTCGGATAACCACGCCAGTAGCGGCAGCGTGAGGTCGTCCAGCTCCCCGGCGTAATCCATGACAAACATCACCATCTGATAGCGGTAAACAAACGAGGGCGTTTCTCCGGTCGTTTCAATGTTGCCGCTCTCCACGAAAATGGTGAATTTTTCCGGGTTGGCCTGACACCAGCGACACCCATGAATCATGCCCTTCCGGAGGCTGTTTGTCTTAAGCATCTGTTTTGCTCTCCTGTTCATCCTTACGCTGCAGGACTATTTATTTCCAGCACCAGACTTTCTATCTCAACGCCATACGTTGCATTTTTGGTAATATCCGTCAGCGTCAGTGCATTCAGCCCCAGTGTCAGACTGTCTTTTATGACCTGGAATGCCGGGCCAGCCACTCCATTCAGTTTCGGAGTAACCGTGGCACTGCTGGCGGTGAACACCAGCTCCAGCGTCTGCCAGTCGTTACTGTAATTCCCGAACTCGCCCAACTTTGTGTTTCCTGCTTTCTTGTGATGCATCAGATTCAGTTTGCCGTCTGTGGTCTGGGTGAAGAACGACATCAGGAACGGGTTACCAGTCCCGGTCATCGCCACGACGTCAGGTAACGCTACATCGGTATACAGATAAATTCCCAGACCGAACTGATTGTTGGTCAGTGCGCCTGACAGGCGGAACTTACAGGTCAGTCTGCCGCCCTGTGTCAGCAGGGTAATTGCGTCATCCACCGGATGCGTCAGGGACCAGGTTTTATTGCTCTGCTTGGTGATCTTAAATACACCATCTGACAACTGAATTCCGCCATCCTTAATGCTCCAGCCCTGCGCAGCAGCCTCTCCGGCTGCCGGCAGCAGGGAGATTGTGCGAACGGACGTATCTGCAGACGGACCCGATGGCGTGTTGCCGCCGGGCGAGGGTTTGATTTCCGGTGCCTTACCACTGATGAAGGCTAAGGTGCGACCGGCTACGTTCAGAATAGCGGTTGCCATACGATCCGGAATAATGCTCCTGCGCGCCCATGAACTGAAATGCGTCTGGCGATTTGATGATACCCAGTTTTTGTTCGTTCGGGATGCCGAACCGTAATATCCCTCACTTGCAGCATCCGGATCTTCCGTTGGTGCGTTGGTGGAGGTATTGTTGCCACTACCATCGGTCAGGAATGGCACAAAGAAAACGTTGTCGCTCTCCCTGTTTTTGTACGCCCCGTAAATGGTGTCGTACTGCGTGCCGTAGGTGTTTTTCCAGTAATACGTCGTGTCACCACAAATCCATGGCACACTTGCCGCTCTGCCTCCATGACACTGCGTGTTAAACTCGGTAATGTCCGCACGAAACTGTTTCAGCATGGCCGCAAACAGCGGAGGTTGCTGTGAGTACGTAGCGGCGCTCATGTCAAATTCGCCCTGCATCCAGCATACGGCCAGCAGCATGTTTTTTGGGTTTTTCTGCAATGCGGCCTTCGTGCGCAAAATCAGGTCCTGATATAAAGGTTTACCCACACCCCAGCGAGCCGAATCCTGACTGGCTCCTGTGGACTCGCTGAATGTCCCCTCCGCGCCCTGGGTGAATGCCGAACCACCACGACAGCATGGAACCAGTAAAATCCCGGCATTCTGTGGAATGTAAGGCAACAGGCGTTTGGCAATATGCAAGCCCTGTCCGACACAGCCATACTGCCCTTTGCTCAGGTCTGCATTCGGGTGATTCAGTACGCTCATATCCTGAACATCATGCAGGCAGTGATCTGCCGGAATGATGTCGTTAAATGCGCATGCTTTACCACCGGGAGTCACTGTGTTGCGACGGGCCAGTTGCTTAATGCGTGGGTGGGGCGCATCGTAAGAATCCGGCAGCGGCATTCCCTCACCATATGACATGGCATTGGATTGACCAGCAAGTACCACCACGTAATACCACTCCGGCACGCTGCCGTGCTGGGGGGAATCAGGTGAGATGTCTGTAGTGCCATCGGCCACCATTGCCTGCATTAGATACCACGGGGTGCCGGGTTCGTAGGCAACCCGCGTCTCCCCCTGAAGATGCCACCCTTTCGCAAGATGTTCATTCACCTTTTGAGTCAGTTCAGCCTGTGTCATGGCTGTAATCAGTGCAAAGTTCTTACTGGTCATTGTGTTACTCCCGTCTGGTGTGTCAGTTCGGCTATTCTCTTATCCAGTTCAGCAATGGCCCGTTTATCCGCGTTACAGGTTTCCAGTGCATCCAGAAGGCGGTCGCCCCATATTCCGAGGTTTCCCCATGTGGGTTGGTCAGGGAAGGGGGGAGGCGTTACCGGCATGGTCAGCGTCTGCGGTATAAGCCGGACTGACGGCGCTGGCCGTGGCGCGTTCTGCGTGCCTGCGCAACCTGTCAGTAAAACGAGCGTCAGGCAAAGCGTGGGCGCATTCATCTTTTGCAATATCGTTGCGTAGCTGTTCACGTCTTACCTCTCCGTCCTGATTGCGTTGCTGATTGTCCGCGCGGAGTTGAGCCAGCACCTGCTGCATATCCTGTACCCCGGCGCTGATGATATTCAGTGTGTCGACGGTACTTTTCAGGGTGCTGGCCTGCGCTTCGTTTCTGGCGTTCTCCCGGCCCAGCGACCACGACAGACGCATGGATGTTCCCCATGCGGCAATCAGAAGGAAAGCGACGCCAAGCGTGGGCCAGAGCTTCATGCCGGATAGGCTCCGTGTGGTAACTGAAAATGCGGTCCGTCTTTCAGGGTCTTCCAGTCGCCGCCCCATTCCACCGGAATATTCAGTTCCCGGCTGGCCTGTCTGAATGCTGCTGCGATTTTTTCGTACAGCGGCCATTCCCATGACACCTGGCTGCCAACATAAGCCACAACATCCACGGCATGCCCTGTGAGATGGCGACTGTTCATGGTCTGGCTCTTGCCTGTGGTCACGAGCTGCTTCTGACGATAACGACTGCGCAATCCTTCGGTGATACCAAAATCCACTTCCGAGATTTCCAGCGCCCGTCGGGTCACTTTCACCAGATCAGGATTTACACCCTGCAAATTCTTTTCGCTTCGGCTGCTGAATTTAAATGTGTTGCTCATTCGTTCCTCTCCTTCACCCTGCGATCAAATATTGCAATAACCTTGTCGCGTGCTTTCTCTGCGCCCATAAAACCGATTGAGGCACCAAAAAACGTCACTGCATCCTCAGGGATCCCGAAGAAGCGCAGCGACCCGGCCACGGCCATGGCAAGAACGCCGCACGCCAGCGATCCCGTTACGGTCTGAACCAGTGTTCGTCCGTCATAAAGACTCATCAGCGCGGAAATGCTGACAGCCGCGCCTACTGCATACACCGTTGGCAGGTGGTCAAAGAGCCACGCAATAACCTGCTCTGTGATCCCTGTTTGAATGGTGCTCACTGCTACTCCCCCCACAACTGAATCATTTCTCGTTTCTTCTTCTCCGGCTCCGGCATCTCCACTTCCTGCCCGGCGTCCAGAAATACCTGCTGACAGAGTCCGGGGTTGGCATCCAGCACCTTTTCGGTGACGCCCCGTGTCGTGCCGTAGTACCGGAAACAGAGCGAATCCACGGTGTCGCCTTCCAGTGCCTTCACTTTCATCAGCACAGCTCCGCAAACATTCGCGGTCGTCCCAGAATGTCAGAGATGGCCCAGCTCACATCGCGCCACAAATCCGATGTCTGTATATCCAGTGCGTCCGCCCGGCGGTCGCCCTTGTCCGTTGTGTCCGCATCGCGGTAACGCTCCAGAATCAGGGCGCGTGTGGCGGTATAAACAGCATTGCGCCAGTGCCAGAGATTGACGCTTTCTCCGTTAATTACAGGGGCCGGAACATCGGCCAGCGTCTGATAGCCAGCCGCCTGTTGTTCCTGCTGCCATGCTTCCAGCTCGCGGGTAACGTGTGCTATGGCCCCGGTGGCGGTATGCAGCAGGCGGGAGGTGGTCACGCGGCCCGGCAGTCGTACCGCCAGACGCAGCTCACGCAGCACAATATCCGGCCAGAATGCACCCGCTGAAATGCGAGTGTCGCCATCATCGGTATCGGTGATGTCGTCCTCTGCGGGGCCGGGGTTAGTTCTGGCAACCATACTCATGGGGTTCACTCCTGAAAAAATCGGGCGGTGGGTGCGCGGTGTAAACGGTCACGGAGTCAAACCGGAACACCGCGCACGCCGCCCGCTGACGGGGTCAGTCGTTAACCGCGCTTTGCCTTCTGCGTCGCGGTGGTTTTTCGTGTTGCAGGCTTCCGCGTTGTCTTTTTATTTTTGCTGCTTTCGTCCTGCGCCTGCTGTGCGCTGGCGTCTTCTGGTTCGGCTGCGGAATCGGCTTTTTTCAGGGCGCGGGAAAGGGTTGCAATCTCGCGTTTCACACCTGCGTTCGGGTTCAGGTGCATCGCTTCGCGCAGCAGCTTCAGTGATGAGGCCATGTTGTCTGCATCGGTCAGGCCACGACGGGCAAAGGCACACGCCTTGCATAATTTGGCGCGCACTTCGTCCGGAATGTCCTGGTTGGCGACAATTTCCCAAAGTGTGTCCAGTGGTTCGATAAAGGCGGATAAATCCGCGTCGGCATCCGTCCCAGCCTGCGTCAGTACCGGGTTGCAGATTTCTTCGGTCAGTACCGTGGCAGCAGTACGGCCAAAGTTATCCGGCATGATGAGGTTGTGACGGACCACATATGCACCAATACGCAGCGCCAGCGGAAGATCGCCGCAGTCAATCGCCCACACCATCAGCGTGGCAATTACTTCGTCCTGTTGCCCGCCGTCAGCCTCCAGCGTTCCCTCAATCCAGCCGGAAAAGTCCGGCAACAACTCTTTTTTGATGGCGGCTTTCGCGCTTCTGGCCTGTATGGCCTTTAGCCTGGCCTGTGCCAGACGCAGACGATACAGCACTTCTTCATGCGCGGTACACGCGGCGTGGTCCACACCTTCATTCGCCCGGCCTGCGCGCTGTGCCATCACGTTCTGCCAGTGTTGTTGTGCAGGAGTAATCATTTTTTCTCTCCGTTACAGGCGGGCATGATGCCCGCCGTGAGTTGATTAGCTGTCGGCGAACTTCAGGCCAGTGACCATCGCGCACTTGCCATAGTCTTCAACGACATAAGCGTCATTGATGGACTGGTAGGTGGCGATGCGGTTGTATTCCGGCTCGTCTTTCATCAGACGACGCATTGAACCTTTCTGCCAGTAAATCGACAGGTTGTTGAACGAGGTGATAAGCATCGTTGCATCCGGGAAGAACGGCGCAAGGAACACGCCCAGCCCGCCAATGGTGCGCGATGACAGGATGAGCTGCCCGGCAAGTAATTCCGCATTGGGATTCTGGCCGCTGATGCTGTTCAGCACGGGCAGACGCAGCGAGTTAAACAGGTTGCGCCCCATAATCACCACGAGGTCGTCAGCTTCCTTGTGCCATTCATCCAGCAGGGATGAGCGCGCATCCTGTACCAGAGCATCGGCATTCGCATACTTACCCGCGTGCGCCACAGTGTTGTCCATGTTGCGGGAGGTCAGCGTCACGTCATTCATTACGCGCTCGCTGGCATCGGTTCTGATGTGCTCCAGCCAGCCCACGTTAACGTCCTGAAGCAGCTTGTTGGTGTGAAAATCAGACTCGTAGGCGTGGGATGTGCCGTTAAAGCCAATCATGATGCGATCAAGCGCTACCTGCCGGGCGATCTGTGTACTGATACGGGACTGAAAATCGCTGTGGGCCGCCCAGGTATCAAGCTGTGGGTACGAAATAAAGGTATCGTAGTTCACCTGTTCGCACTGGTACTGACGAGACTTCATATCGATCACGTTATTCGGGTTACGGCGTTTGATGCCGTCATAACTGCTATTCGTGCGCGCAATTGGCCCGGTGGTGTCCGGGAGGATTTTTTCGCCTTTCTGGTCGGTCACGCCGATCACGTTAATTCTTTTCGTAAATTCGGTACTTTCCTTTGAGGCGTTTTCAAAACGCTGCTGCACCGCGGGTTCCACGGTAAATCGCGATACCAGTGCAGATACCGGGATATTGTTAAGCGACGCCTGCTGCGCCATATAGCAACCCAGCTTGTTGCGGGTAATATCTGACATCACCAGATTCATAAAAAATTTGCTCCTTTGTCTTATCAGAAGTCAGCCAGCTGGTCGGAGGCTGCGCCCGTTGCGGTGAAGCGGTTCTGCGGATCGCCGTCCTGCGTGCGCAGTTTTTCCTTCAGTGCTGTCAGCTCTGTGGTCAGTGACGTGATTTTCTGGCGGTCCTGCTGATGGCGGGTTTCCAGCACATTAAAACGGTCGATAATGTCGACCTGTGATGTTGCAACGCCTTCCACCGCTTCCTGAATACGGGAGAAACTGGCGTCATCCGCTTTGCGGCCACGACCAATAATCCCCATTACGCGGTTAAACCACTGGGTGCCTTCTTCCTGGCGTTGTTCTGCCATTTCGATGATTTCAGACTCGATGGCTTCGGAGATAAGCGGTGCTTCACCCTGGATACTGTTGAACGTCATCACCGCCTGACGCTGCTGTGCCGTGAATTTCAGGCGCTCAGTGCCCAGGCTTGCCGGGGTGTCGGTCATCGCCAGCCCGACCAGATAGGCACGCCCGTTAACGGAGAACTGCGGGTGCAGTTCGATACTGGAATAGATTTTCTTGCCGTCAGCGATAAGCTGCTTCATGCGCTCGGTCGGTTCGATTTCTGCATACAGCGCAGTACGTCCGGCCAGCGGGCCTTCCGTAATATCTTCCGTACTCAGC